TTGCACCAAATATAATTAGATCTTTTACGATAAAGTGATAGGCAAAAGCAATCGCACAGACCCACCCAACGGCTGGGCGCCATCCGCCTTTAAATATAGAGCCACTTGCAGCCTCTGCCTTATTAATTTCTAACTGAGCAAGTAAAGCCTCCTGAGCATGTTTCTCAGACATGGTGGCTATCTCGTGTGCCAACTTAGCCTTTTGATCTGCATCAGGTATAAACTTGTCTAATAATCCTGTAACTGGTCCTATCAACGCCTGTAACATTAATATACCCTCACTTTCTTTTCATCAATTCGTGGAACTAATTTACAAATACAATCGTATATCTGTTTTTCTCCAGATTCGTTATCAAACTCTTGTTCACTTAGAAACTTAGTATAATATGTGCAATCTGCAACCGATCTAAAATATATTTCTCCCTGTACAACTCCATTAAGATAACATGCCAATGCAAATGCTGTCATTATAAATCTACCTGTGGTGTTCTGTGTATTGCAAACTCTTGTATGCTTGCAACTATATGTAATCTATCTGCCGTTGCTGCTGTTGCTTTTAATATTTCACCCTCTTGTAATATTAAATCTCTTGTTAATAATTCTATAGATGTATTTGCAGCAACTGCCTTTACATTAAAAAGACTAAACACATCACTGCCATTAGTGACTGTTAATGTTATTGTATCTGAGCTACCTGAGTCATTAGATACTATTATACTGTTTACTACAGAAGCATTAAAATCTGCTGTAGTTGGTGCTGTGTATAAAATTGTAACATCTGTTGATGTTAAATCTAATTTGGCATTTGTTAGACCTTGAACATATTGTGGTATACTTGTAACTAACATTATCTTCTTCCATCTTGCACAATATTTACTTGGGGTGAACCTAATTTAAAAGCTGTGCCTACTTCTGTTGCCTCAACACGCAAAGCAAATGTTCTGCCTCTAACTCTTACATCTAATTTTTCTGTATACACCTCTACAGGATTAGTAGCTGTTCTTTGTGATGTATTGCTATCATCTGTTTGCGTAAAACCAGATCCTGAGTGAGTTCTTGCCTTTATTGTAAAATCAACCTGTGGATTAATTGATGTAGATCCTGCAAAACTAATGTCTGGCACTATTCTATTTATCGATGCAAATCTCTCTGCACCACCTAAAGCCATTGGTGCAGACTCAACAAATGCTGTCATAGCACTACCATCATCATCGAATCCAGTTTCATGATTAAACAAATGCTGACCTCCTGTGGCTATTGGCAGTGATCTTATGCCTCTATCAAGCCATGCTTGCCTTACAAGAGAACCAAAATACCATATATTTTCTAAATAATTATATATTACATACTTATCTATCTCTGTGCTACTTGCACTAGGATAAAACCACCATACTTCACTAAACTCTGTATTAGCCCCTACATGAACTTTATTTCTTTCTTCAACATTTAAATCAAGAAATACCTTGTCTTTTACAGTACATGGCAACTGCTGTGTTTGTCCTGAGTAAATATAAAATGTATCTACACCCATCCAGTAAACATTATCATCTATGGCTATAGCTGATGATGGACTCATTATTGTTATATTCTTTGATAATTCTTTAATACCAAAAGTAAATGGTGGCCCTATAAATCTCATGGCATGTAAGGTTTTATTTGTAAAAACTAATATTTGCTCTTTTGTTTCTACAGCTTGCACGAATGTAGACCCACCACCTAACCTAAGATCTCCTGCTGTGTTAGTAGTTGTTGGGAAGAAATCAACAGGATTTTCTTGTGATGAGAATCTAACTAACAATGGATCTTGCACCCCGTCACCTTGTGGCGCTATAGGCGTTGCTCCCAATCCATCACAACCAAAAACAATAACATGTCTATCCTGATCTGATACAAGAACTTGTTTAGCTATTGTTGGAACACTTGTTTGACCAGAAGGAAATGTAGTTGCTACACTTAATTCTTTTGCTCTATTTCCTAAACCATCTGTTTTGTCCCAATAAAATAATCCACCATCTCTAGGATTTATTATTAAATCTTCTCCAAAGTTATCATGTGACCATGTTCTTATTTGCGCACCGGGTGTTGTAACCGATGCGGCATTGCCCCATCCAACAAAATCATTAGCTGTATCTGTGTTGCCTTTTGCTAATCTAACTAAAGTATTATCTGCATGTGTCGCCGCAGTTGTACCGCTGTGGCCTCTTGTAACATTTAAAGTGTTATCGTCAGTGTCTCCTGCTACAAGCATAAGCTCTTCTTCTACAAGTATAACATCTCCAGAATCTGTAATACCTGTTTCATCATCAACATCCACATCAGTTTCACTTGCATCTAATGCTTCATTTAACTGTGTTGCCAAAGCGCCAGATGTTGTTCCGCTCCACTGTCCTGCACCCCATCCTGTACCGCCAACTGTTACATCTAATCCAACATTTAATTGATATGTACCTTTTGCACTACTACCGCCATTTCCTGTATCGGAAGAGTTAGCTGCAACGCTAGATGTTATTGTATAAGCGTTAGAGCTTATCAATGATGTTATTTGAAACTCTGCATTTAATATTGTTGCTGTTATTACACCACCTAAACTAACAGCGCCAGAAAATGTAACAAAATCATTTTCATTTGCTCCATGAGCAGGGTCTGTAACAGTTATTGTAGTGGAACCATTAGTTGCTGCAAATGTTACATCACCAGCAGCTGTTATATTTCTTATAGGGGTTATGTCACTAAATGTTTGACCCTCTTCTATGTAATATTTTAAGTGTGTACCAATACCCATAAAATCAGAGCCATCCAAAGCAACCCAGTTATGTAATCTTCTAGCACTACCTAAATATGTATTAGGGCTAAACTTTTCCCAACCACCTATCTTTTCTGGAGAACCTAATCTAAATCTTATTTTATCGCCATCAACAAAACCGCCTTCATTACTGTAAGGTGTAATGTCTGATACAATACCTGATTTAAATACTATTTTATTTAAAGGCATTATGCTGTACCTCCAGTTTTAGTCCCACTACCACTTTCTGTTACATTACTAACACCTTGTATTGATTTACCAGACGCTCCACCAGAACTGCCACTTGATCCATTTGTTGGTGCAGTAGCTGGAAAACTTACTGATGACCCACTACCGTTACTACCAGTTGATCCAGATGAACCTGATGCTCCAAATGCCCCACCAGCACCTCCTGCTCCTCCAGAACCAGCATTATTAATTCCACTATTGCCACTTGATCCTAATCCAGCAGATTGATTATAACCTTGACCCACACCTCCAGAACCACCAGCGCCTCCGCCTTGTGTTGCTAAACATGTACCAGAAACAGTGCCAGATAAAGTATTGTAATAAAAGTTTGGAGAGGTTGTTCCTTGATGTGCAGTTGTACCAAAAACAGTAAAGTATGTAGTTGTGTTTGCAGTAATACCTGCCGTTCCACTATTTGATACTAAAGTACCAGAACTTGATGTGCTAGTGCTTACAGAAATTTGTGGCGTTCCATAACCACTTCCATATTGAGCAGAAATTTGAGCCGATACAGTATAAACTCCAGTTGTATTAGTTTGTGCAGAAAAATATATTGGACCTCTGTTTGCACAAGATCCACTTAAACCAGTTCCTGCACCACCTAAAGAATCTAAATCAAAAAATGACGGATCAATACCTCTGTTAAATTGCGCTCCTATACCACCCCATAATCTATCTGCAACAACGCCTCTGCCGTCTAAATCACCACTATAAGTAGTGAACCAACTTGGAGTATTGCTTTGTGGTGTGGATGTTCCTCCACCACCTTGATCCACTAAACTAGAAAAAGTAGCATTGGCAGTATAAACACCCTTACCACCAGCGCCTCCTGCGCCACCGCCGCCACCACCAGCTTTTATTGTACCATTGTTAACTAATGTGACAGCAACACTGCCATCAACTTGTAGAGCATTGCCACCTGCTGCTCCTGCAGCCCCACCTGCACCTTCAATACTGCCATTGTTAGTTATAGTAATTGAACCTGCGCCATTACTTTCTATAGTTAAAGCAGCGTTAGATGTGCTAGTTGCACCAAGAGTTTCTGATAAATTTATTACTAATTGTTTTGGATAATCTACAGCAAAATCATCTCCGAATATAGTGTTTGCGCTTTGATTTGTTTGACCGTCAACAAATGTTTTTCTAAACGCTCTTGTTTGTCCATAAAAATCATTAATAGATAGCGGACTGCTGTTTGCACTTGTTGGCACATCTGCCGATAAATTAGTTGCTGTATTGTTAGATGCGTTTGCTCTTACTAAAGAGCCTCCTCTATAATAATCGTTTAACAAAATAGGAGCAGATGAGCCATTATTATACTCATCTCTTATATCTGATAATGATATTGCACCACTAGATTGTAATGTCATTATAAACTTGTTCCAAACGCTGTTACATTATCTTTTGAAGTCACCGCACCAGTAGACGCTAATTTAAAAACCACTACATTATTATATTTGAACAATAACTCGTTATCTCCAGTATCTAATGATATTGCCCATTTACTAGAACCAAACAATATAGCGTTTCCATTCGTGTCCAAGTCTCCTCCAAGCTGGGGAGTTGGATCTGCAACTAAATCTGTTGGAGCAATAGATGTTACGTTAGCATTAGCGCCTGTACCATCTGCAAAGAGTATTGCAGTTAATCCTGTGGCAACTGCCACTGTACTACCACTGCCGCCACCTTGTTTTACTGTAGCAGTTTGTCCACTGCTGTTTTTGATAAAATACCACTTTTGTTGATCGTTCGGAGCTATTGTTAAATCAAATGCTCCAGATGGCGATCCTGCTAATATTATAATTTTAAACTGACCATTAGATAATGTGCCATCACTTGTTGTGAGTGTTGTATTACCTGTTATCGTCAGTGTTACAGATCCATTTAAAGCTCTATCTATTATATCAAGATTATTATTGGTGGTGTTACCCCAAGTACCTGCCTGTTCTCCAGAACCTATTTTTTCTATTCCAGTATTTGATGTATATGTACTTGCCATGTTTACCTCACTGTATCTCTGTCCAAGTTTCTGTGCCTGATGGCGTTATCTCTGTCCAAGTCTCTGCACCACTCGGTGTAATCTCTGTATATGTTTCAGTTGTAGCATCTGTTACAACGTCTACGAACATTATATCCCCTGATGCTGTTTTTGTAAAATTTAAATCTGCTGATGCTGATGTAATACGAATAGCTATGCCATCTGTTGTTTGTGTAAACTCTGTTGTAAAAACTGCATCTACAAAGTTTACAATTTTTATATCTTCTGTTGTCTGTGTAAAATCAAAACTTAGATCTGCATTAGCACCACCGGTTATTAAACTTCCTGCCGTGGTCTTTGTAAAATTAGCATCTAATGATGCAACACCTACAAGTTCTCCTACACCTACAGAACTTGCAGATGAGATACCACTCATCTCTGCTGTTGCTACTTGTAATACGCCACCTACATCAGCAAGAGCAGTTTCTGCTATGGCAGCGTGACCCAACATTAATCGGCATCCTCTATTGTGTTGCCTTCAGCTACCCATTCTTGGATTGCTTGGTAGTGTCTGTTTTTATCATTTATTGGCACAAATGTTACAACATCATCTATAGTAGCAAAAATGCCTATGTTACCATCTCTTAATGGGTCTTTCTCATACTTTGCTGATTTTATATTCATGTCATATCCTTACAATTCTGCATCACAATTTAAAAATCCATTGTCTTGAAACCCTAGATTTACACATTGACCATCACCAAAACCTGAACCTCCGATTCCATTCAGAGCAAGAGCTAACTGTATTACACTTCCATCGTGTAAATCAGGATTAGCATATACACCCATTTCAGTGTGTGTGGTATTCCAACTACCTCCAGTGCCATGCCACATACCAAAACAATTATTAGATGTTCCTGAAGTTGTTATAGTCGGCTGTGTTCTTAGTGCAACAGGTAGTTGCAAAGGACACCAAAGATAGTTAGTGTTATTTCTTACACCATTTACAAAAAATTCATATAAACTACCACTAATTCTGTATAGATATCTCTGACACAAAGCTAGTTCTTCCCCAAATGACCTATGCTCAAATGGTGTGGCTTGTGAG